AAACAACATCATATTCAACTCTTGATAATTATTTTAATGAATATAATGGTTTAATGTTAGAACCTTTTGTTGTGGATTATGATTCAATGCCAAATAATACCGATACACGTCAAATGGAAATTTTAAGTGTTTTAGATAAAAATACAAATTTAGCTAAAGGTTTATCAAATAAAAATCGTATTAGTTGGAGATACCTAGTTGATTCATTTGGTTTGGGTTTGACAAATAAATCGAAACAACAATTTGTAGATTTATGTGGTACAAAATTAAATTGTTTCGGTTTTATTAATATGCCTAGTGTTCGTCAATTAAAAACATCAACAAACCCAAGTTTCATTAATAGTGATAGAACTTTAAATACGGAATATTTGAAAAAAGGTGGAAATGCTAAGTTGAATCCTAGTTTCTTATATAGTTTTGGAACCGGTGTTGGAAGATCAACCGTTGGTTATTTCTTTCCATATGTTAAAGATGTGAGTGACAATACAAAATTTATTCCACCTGCAGCCAAAGCAGCTAAAGCTTATATGAATAAATTTATAACAAGTGCTGGAGGTATTTATCCTTGGACAATTGTAGCTGGATCTATTATGGGTAGTTTACCTGATGTAGCAGCGATAGAAGTGAAATTTACGGATGATGATTTATCTAATTTAAATAAAATGGGTTGTAACGCTATAAATTATACATCAGATCAAAAATTTTATATCAATACTGAAAATACAGCTCAAGTATTTCCATATACATCATTAAGTATAATTCATAGTCGTGAAGTCCTAATAGAACTTGAAAACAAATTATATGACATGTTGTTGAATTATCAATGGAGATTCAATACAGAAGATATAAGAAATGAAATTATTTCTAGAGCTGATTATATTTGTGAATATTTCAAAAATAATTATGCTTTGTATGATTTCAAAAATATTATGGATGAAACAAATAATACCGATTATATTATAGATATTCAAATGGGTGTTTTAGATACTTATGTGGAAGTAATTAAAGGGATGGGTGTTATTGTGAATAATATTACTATTCTTAAAAAAGGTAGTATTCAATCGGGTGGTTTTATACCAAGTGTAAAATCAACAATATAAAATAAAAAAAGGAACCAAATTGGTTCCTTTTTTTATATATGAATTAATTTAATGTTTTCTTTGGTTTAAATAAAGAAACTATCCAATCAACCAAACCGGTATCAAATGTTCCATTAGAAACCATACTAGCTCCAAAACCAAGAATGATAGTTTGTAACAATGTTATACCGACAAACATTCCAATTCCCAATAATTGACAAACAATAGCTAAAATAATACCAATTCCCCAAGATATGTATTGAATATATGGTTTTGTTGATGGCCATTTTAATTTTATAAATTCGGTGATTGTATTAATAACCACAGATAATCCAGCGGTTGATGTAAAAAGTAATAAATATTCCATAAATTTGTTATTATTTTTTGTAAAATTTATCGGTGTTTAAACCGATAAAGTATGTTTATCGGTGTTTAGACCTATATATCTTGAACACCTTTCCAATGTTTTCTATATTCTTCTATTGGTAAAATTGAAATATTTTTTGGTGGTATGTTTTCTAAAGTATAAAAACCATAGGTTCTGGCATCAACATCGGAATATAATTTAATATCCAACCCTTTCATATTTACTTTTAATATATCATATTCCAACTTATATTTTCTTTCAAATTGTTTCTTCAATCCCCAAGCAAATTCTAATTCATCGGTTAGATAAATTCTATCCGGATGATATGAAGTTTTATCTTTATGTTTTGGTACCAAACCTGTTTTATTTATTCTTTCAATATTTCTTTTAGGTGTGACATGATACATTATACTTGGTTGTCCCGGCACATCTTTTAAATCGAAAATAGGTTTTAAAATTATTTCATCGAATTTGTGTTCAAAAAAATCATCTTCACTATATTTGAAATATGAACCACCTACGGTTCCATGTGATATAAACCATCCAATAACTTTACATAAATTATCGATACTTTTTATATCTTCGACATACTCTTTACGACCAGCACTTATTTCTAATTCACCATCTGATAATATACTTATGTAATAATCTGGAAATTTTCTTTTTAATATTTTTACAACTTTTTTATTTGGAACTGTTACCGTTAAACCTTCTCTCATTGGATTTGGTTCATCCCAGTAACCATCAGAAATATTTTGAGCCACTTCCGGGGTTAATTTTTTCCAAGTTTTATCAATATCTCGAACTTCAAAATTTCCGACAATTGGTTTTGTACTATACCAGTCATTTTCAGTATCATCATCTTTTGTGAGTTCATTCTTATCTAATTTTATTCTTAAAATAGGATGAAAATTATCATTGAAATGATTTATTTGTTCACCATAAAATTGTGCGGTAAATATATCTGCTGTTACGAAAACTTTACCTTTACTCCATTTACCTAATTCACCACCCCAATTTGTTTTTCTATCTATATTTGGAGTTAAACCATGTTTTACTATTTCTGGTAAATATTCAGGCTTTGTAGCATGATAAAAAGTTCTAATGTCAATTTTAGATTCAAAAATATGAAAATTTGTTATCATACCATATATATATTAAAATTAATTTGGAAAATTAATATATACCTGAAAACAAATTTGTGTTATGAAACATTTGAAAGAATTTAAATTGAATGAAAATGTTGTAAATAAAGTAAGTAAAGACGATCCATTTTTTTTGGAGAACATATCAAATTCTTAGGTCATTATGTTCAAATGATCTACTTGGAAATGCTTGGGATGAAAGCGGTACCGTCAATAAAGATTTCATAAACAAATTAATAGAATTGAAACATTATTTGAATAATATAAAAGATATGGATGATATTAGGAAATTTTAAAAATGGAACGAAGCTATATAAATATATAATATTAAGACTGATAAAAATCCAGTTTTAAACATTAATATATAATAAAAAATAAGAAAAGAGAATATGCCATTAGCACATTTTACCAACGTAAGCACAGCAACCGATTTACACGAACCGGTATATAAAAATCTGTTTGAAGTACGTATTACTTTGCCAACAGCACTACAAGCAATTCACCCACAGGCAACTAACCTGTTATTGGAAAATGCTATAAAGTGTAGTTTACCAACTTATCCGGACTTAGCAGTACAAACACAAAGATTCAAATATTCAACTCGTTTATATCCGACTACACCTGAAGAAACATCTATTAAATCTACTGAAATTCAATTTAACTTGAACCAACATAAAGATTCTAATTCGGTGTTTATTTTCAGAATGTTAAAGGATTGGTACGATTTAGTATGGAATAATGAAACTGGTCAATTATCATATAAGAGAAATCTTAAATCTGATATGGTTACTATTGATGTTCACGACCGTGAAGGTAGGGTAATCAGACGTGTTAACTGGATAAATGCATGGATAACAAACTTTACAGGTTGGGAAGAACATGACTGGTCAACCGGAGATATCCAAACTCTTACAGCGAAATTCGCAGTCGACTACTGGAATGACCTATACTATTGAGAATCAAGTAGTTACGATTTTTTTAAAATAAAAGCGTATTTATATACGCTTTTATTTTATTCATTTTTGACTACTGGAATGATTAAAAGAAAATAAAATTATGGAAAAAATTTGTAGAATATGTGGAATTAAAAAAGAAATTGATGATTTTCATATGAAAAGAGGGACACCGGACGATCATAGAAATGAATGTAAAGAATGTGTGAAAGATATTCAAAAAAAATATAAAGAAGAACCCGGTTTTAAAGAAAAACAAATTGAATATGATAAAAAAAGATATGAAAAATTACAAGATGAAACAATTCAAAGGATGAGACAATATCGAATTGATAATAAAGAAGATGTTAATAAAAAAGCAAGAGAAAAAAGAAAATTACCACATGTTAAACAAAGATATACTGAATATAATAAAAAATATACAAAAGAACATAAAGAAGAATTAAAACAATACAGACAAAATAATAAAGGATTGTTTCGTGAACTGTCAGAAAGATATAGAAAAAATAATCCACATGTTGTCGCTTGGAGAAGTATTTTATATTCTACTCTCGATAGGATGGGGACAATGAAAGAAGGACATACTATTGATTTATTGGGTTATTCAGCTCTTGATTTAAAAGAACACATTGAAAAACAATTTACCAAAGGTATGTGTTGGGAAAATCATGGTGATTGGAATATTGATCATCATTTTCCGGTTACATCTTTTCCACCGAATACCCCAGTTGATAAAGTTTGTGCTTTATCAAATTTGAAACCTATGTGGTCAACGACAAGGGTAATTGATGGTATTGTTTATGAAGGTAATTTGAATAAGGGTGATAAAATTCCAACAATTAAAAATACTATCAA